GGCGTTGGTTAGCCATTCACGTAGCTAATCAATATGGAATGGACAAGTTATCTTTGGATGACCGAGAGTTATGGACAAAAGAAAATGCAGGTAAGATTTATGCCTCTGCAAAAGAACCTTTAGAGAATATAGATTTCTGGGGTGCAGCGGATAAACCCTTATCTTTTCTGGCTTCTGCTTTCGAGTGGGCAGGGTATATGGAAAACGGAAAAGAACACGTAACTCATCTTCCTGTTTCCTTAGATGGTAGTTGTAATGGATTACAAATATTCTCATTACTATTACGAGATGAGGTTGGTGGATATGCTACTAACTTAGTTCCAAGTGATAAACCCCAAGACATCTACGGTATTGTTGCAGAACGAACTCAGAAGTATTTGGAGCAAGAAACAAGTGAAGAAATTCTTCACCGAAAACGATGCCCAATAACCAAGAAGCAAGCAGCAAGACTTTGGTTAGAGTTAGGTATTAATCGTAAGTTAACAAAACGACCTGTAATGGTAGTTCCTTACTCAGGAACAATGTTTGCTTGTCGTGAGTACATTGAAGATTATCTCATAGAATTAAAAGATAGTGGTCAATCCATCCCTTTTGATGAAGATAATCTATTCTTTCCAACTAACTACTTAGCAAAAATTGTTTGGGATATGATTAACCAAACAGTTGTTAAAGCAAGAGAGGCAATGGACTGGCTCCAACATATTAGCCGATTAGCTGCGAGTGAAAACATTCCTGTTAACTGGGAGACTCCTTCAGGATTTTGGGTAAACCAACAATACAAAGAAGCAAAGTCACGAAGGGTTGATACTCGATTAGGAGATAGCGTCATTAAATTATCTATTGCTCAAGAGCAAAAGAATTTAAACAAACGCAGACAAGCCTCAGGTATTTCACCTAACTTTATTCATAGTTTAGATGCAGCAGCAATGAAACTAACAGTGAATAAATGCAAGCAACAAGGAATTAATTCTTTTGGAATGATTCACGATAGTTACGCTACTCACGCTACTGACGTAGAAGCAATGGCTTTGGCTTTACGAGAGGTATTTGTGGAAATGTTTAGTGAAGATATTTTGTATAAATTTTATCAAGATATTTACGCAGGTCTATCAACTAAAAATCAAGCAAAGGTCAAACCACTTCCTACTAAAGGCAACTTAGATATTAACGAAGTACTTAACAGTAAGTATTTTTTTGCCTAATCATTAGTAGATGTGCAATTAAACCCCACCTTATGATTAACTCAAAGACCTCTTTAGGTCGGAAGGAAAAATAATAAATGAAACAAATGATAACAACTCCGAAGGGTATCTGTGAATACCCTTCATTAAATAAACCTGACACTAAATTTGTAGCGGAAGGTGTTTATAAAACTGGTCTGTATTTAGAAGGCAAAGATGCTGAAGAATTAAAAGACCAACTACAAGCAATTGTAGATAAATTTGTTCTAACCTTAGATGGTAAGAACATTAAAAGAGCCGAACTCCCTGTTAAGAAAACAACAGACGATAGAACAGGGATGGTTTTTAACTTTAAATGTAAAGCCTCAGGTACACGTTCTGATGGTACCAAGTGGGAGCAGTCACCAAAACTTTTTGATGCTGCAGGTAAACCCTTTACCACTAATAAAATCATCTGGGGTGGTACCCAAGCTAAAATTACTTTTGAACCAGTTACTTACTACACCAACTTAATTGGTGCAGGTGTATCACTGAGATTAAAAGCAGTTCAAATTTTAGATTTAGTTGAAGGTGGTTCATCCGCCCAAACGTATGGATTTACAAAAGAAGAAGGTTTTGTTGCAAACGAGGTTGAAACGAATGAAGAAGTTCAAGAGGAAACCTCCAGTGCAGCGAACTACTACTAAACCATTTCGGTCTGGTTTAGAGGAACGAGTTGCCCGACAACTTGATGAACAAGGTGTGACTTATGAGTATGAAGAATTAAAAATTCATTATACCAAACCCATTGAACACTCTACCTACACACCTGATTTCGTTTTACCTAATGGAATTATCATCGAGACTAAAGGTCAATTCGTTACCTCTGACCGAAAGAAACATAAACTAATCAAACAGCAATTTGGAGACAGATACGATATTCGATTTGTCTTTTCTAATCCCAACACACGCATCGGTAAAAAATCCAAAACAACTTATGCAGCTTGGTGTGAAAAATTTGGGTTCAAATATGCAAAAGAAAAAATTCCACAGGATTGGATAAAAGAAAATAAAAATGGCAAGAAAACAAACTGATTACATCATCATTCATTGTGCGGCTACTAAACCTTCTATGAATATAGATGCAAAAGAAATTGATAGATGGCATCGCTCTCGTGGCTTTCTCAAGATTGGCTACCACTACGTGATTAAGCGTGATGGAACCATTGAAGATGGTAGACGAATGGAAGAAATTGGCGCCCATTGTAAGAAGTATAACTGGCGTAGTGTAGGCATTTGTATGGTAGGTGGAGTTTCAGAAGACGACATCAATGTACCTGAAAATAACTTCACAGATGACCAATGGGCTGCTCTTTACATTTTAGTACAAGACCTAATGGGTGAATACCCTATGGCAAAAGTGATAGGTCACAACGAAGTTTCTTCAAAATTCTGTCCATCATTTGATGTGCAGTTGTGGTTAAGAAATAACGGACTTCCTTATCAAGAAAGTGAAACCGATGGGTCAACCACTGAAAACTGATAGCACTTTTTTACAACACGAACCTTGTCCTAAATGTGGCAGCAGTGATGCACTAGCTCGTTACTCCGATGGACACGCTCATTGTTTTGGTGCGGGTTGTGGTCATTACGAACACGCCTCTGAAATCAAAACTCCAGTAATCAAAATCTCACACGCAAATATGAAAAACTTTCAACAAGGTGAATACTTAGATTTAGTAAAAAGAAAAATCTCTAGTGAAACTTGTCGTAAGTATCAATACCAGTGCAATGAGAAATATCAGATTGCAAACTACTACAATAAAAAAGGTGAACTCGTAGCACAAAAGTTAAGAACACCTGAAAAAGAATTTAAATGGGTAGGAGAGAGCAAAGATATAATGTTGTATGGTCAACAACTCTTTCGAGATGGTGGTCAACGATTAATTATTACAGAAGGAGAGATTGATGCACTGACAGTTTCTCAATATGTTTTCCAAAATAAATTTCCTGTTGTCTCTATTCCCATGGGTGTTCAGTCAGCAAAGAAACATATTGCTAATAACATTGAGTGGGTTGAAAAGTTTGAGCAAGTCATTTTTTGTTTTGATAATGATGATGTCGGAAAAGCGGCAGCAGTAGAATGTGCAGAACTTCTTACTCCTAACAAAGCAAAGATTTGTACTCTTTCTTTAAAAGATGCCAATGAGATGGTCTTACAGGGTAAGAGCAAAGAACTCTTAGATACAGTTTATGACTCTCGTATCTATCGACCTGATGGAATTATTGAAGGTTCTGAAACTTGGGAACTTCTTATGCAAGAAGATAGTCAAGCATCAGCAACTTATCCTTATGAAGGATTAAATGAGAAAACTAATGGTATTCGTTCTCACGAAATCATTACAGTTACAGCAGGAAGTGGTATTGGAAAGTCTCAATTATGTAGAGAAATAGCTTATGGCTTAATTAAACAAGATAAGAAAGTTGCCTACATTGCTTTAGAAGAAGATGTAAGAAGGTCTATTACAGGGTTGGTTTCTTTGCGAATGAATCTTCCTTTGCATAAACCTGAAGTAAAACAAATAGCTGATGACAAAGAAGTACGTGAGGCTTGGGAATTTATTTCTTCAAAAGTTTATTTCTATGACCACTGGGGTTCAACCGATACAGACAACTTACTTAACAAAATTAAATATCTAAATCAATCTTGTGGATGTAATCACATTATTCTCGACCACATCTCTATTGTTGTTTCAGGTATTAACGATGGTGATGAACGAAGAATTATAGACAATATGATGACGAACTTGAGAAAACTTACTCAAGAGTTAGGTATCTCTTTAATCATCGTTTCTCATTTAAAAAGATTAGAAGGTAATCGTGACCATGTTGATGGTGTGCGAACTTCTTTAGGACACTTACGTGGTAGTGCTTCGATTGCTCAGCTTTCCGATATGGTTATTGGTTGTGAAAGAAATCAGCAAGATGAAGAGAACCCTAACGTAATGACTGTCCGCTTACTTAAAAATAGATACTCAGGAGAAACAGGAGTTGCGTGTCAACTTCAATACAACCTTGAGACTGGAAGATTAAATGAACTCGGAAGATTACAACCTGAAGATGAATCAGGCAGAAGAGAAAACCATTATTGATTTTGTTGATGAGTACATTCTTGCTGACCCATTCTTCAAAACACTAAGTCGTAAAGCACAAAAGGAAACACGCAAAACTTTTATTGTAGTGATGCGTGCAGTGTACAAAGCAAACAATTATCCCAATGTTGTTCCGATAATTTTTGCTCATTCCTATCAAGCAGCCGAGGTAATTGCAGATGCAATGAACAAAGTTTCACAAATCATCCCCGGTGTAGAACGCATCCGCATACAAATCACTAACTAAACCGAAAGAGGTAAATTATGAAAAAAGAATATGTCTTTGACATAGAGTCGAATGGTTTATTGGATGACCTTACAACTATCCATTGCATTGTTTTAAAAGATGTAAACACCCAACAACTATTTAGTTTTGAACCTTCCGAGGTTGAAAAGGGGTTGGAATTGTTAAGTAATGCAGACCATATTATTGGTCATAACATTATTAAATTTGACATTCCTGCTATCCAAAAGGTCTATCCTGAATGGAAAACTAAAGCACAAATAACCGATACTATTCTTTGTTCTCGACTTATTTGGTCAGACATTAAAGATAAAGATTTTAAGTATGCAGCAATGCATAAAGAGTTCCCAATGAAAATGGTGGGAAGACACTCCTTAGAGTCTTGGGGGTATCGACTAGATTTTCATAAAGGTGAATATGGAAAAACTACTGATTGGTCAGAGTGGACTCCAGAAATGCAACAATATTGTGAGCAAGACGTTCATCTCAATTCAAAGTTGTATGAAGTAATTCAATCAAAAAATTATTCTGAAACTGCTGTGTTCATCGAACACGAATTTCAAAACTGTATTAAATCACAAGAAGACCACGGGTTCTTCTTTGATGTACCTAAAGCTCAAGAACTTTACACACAACTACAAAGACGTAGAGGAGAATTATATAATGAACTACAAGAACTATTTCCTCAA